GAAAAAGTTTCCCTTTGAAGTAACACAGTTTATGGACGTAAGTTAATTATGGCAGCAGACGGAACAAGCAAAGCCCTGACTAGGGAGTTTCTGGCAGAACGCGACCTTCGCATGTTCAAAATGCGGCAGGGTGGCGTAACTTCCCAAGAAATAGGTCGTCGTTTTGGGGTATCCACTTCTGTAGTTTCAAAATCCATCGGTCGGCAGCTAGAACGCATGAACCGTGAAGCCCTTATGGCTTATCCAGAAGTTCTACGAATGGAATTGGAACGTCTTGATTCGCTACAAGCGGCAATTTGGCCCATGACCCAACATCGCAGGGTTTCTCTAGACGATGGCACGGAAATTCAAGTGGAGCCAGACATGAAGGCAATTCAGCAAGTTCTGTCGATTATGGACCGACGCTCGAAGCTCTTAGGTATGGAAAGTAATAATATTTCCATTCAAATGGACATGTCGACCAACCTTTCCGACCCCATTCGAGTGTCTATGGTTGGCGACAATGATGCTGCACCACTAGCCCAGTTCTCTCCCGAGCAAGAAGCCAAAGAATTGTTGCAATTGATGGCCAAAAGCGGTGTTTTGCCACAAGAAGAAGTAGACCAAATGTTGGGTTCCAAAGTATTAGATGTTCCTGAAGAAGACATCTTGGATTCCGCCGATGACGGCATCGTCGAAGCGGAGATTATAGAGCTTCCCCTACCAGCCCAGTCTGAAGACCTAGACTGATATACATGAGCGACTCAACGAATATCCCGATGTCTCAATACCTCCCCGCAGATGCCGAGGACGACGCCGAGGAACCTGAACAGACAGAAACTGTTGAGACCGACGAGCTCCAAGCTTTTCTCGACGAGATGGGGGGGATTGAGCTCGCTATGGAATCAGAACCAGAGCCAAAACCAGAACCAACAGTTCAATATGACCCACTTGCGGCTGCCGCTCAACTGTCCCAAAAAATCCACGACGACAATGAGATTGCTACTCAACAGGACAACGTCGAAGCGGCTATGGACAAACTGGCAGAAACCTTAGATCCCAAAATTTCTACAAAGATCAGTGACGACGACGGCCCGGCTGATAAGCAGATTCTTATTCGCTCCACGCAAAAAGATCATGAGCGCTGGAAAGTCGCAGCCGAGCGTGAAGGTAAGTCGTTATCTGGATTTGTTCGTGACATCGTCAATACTTCAGTTACGGAAATTTTAGACTGTTCTCACCCCATGGAATACCGAGAGAGCTATCCATGGTCCGAACGATGTCTTAAATGCGACACTCGCCTATGGAGCTCAAACGAAACCCACATCGAGAACCGACGGTGATTGAGCTCCGCCCTGCGGAAAAGTACGCATTCTGTCTTGAGTGCGATAGATTCAAGAGGCTCACCAAGCGTTGCAAAGAATGTGGTTGCTTTATGCCGTTAAAGGTTCGTGTTCCGGGTCTTCACTGTCCTATCGATAAATGGTGATCTGAATGCCTATCCTCAGCTGCGCTATTGACGATCAGATGATCGAAGAAGCCAAGCGACTGGCAGCGGAGGTTCCTCTTCTCCCCCATTCCATTCGGAAAGGCGAGGGAACGGTTTACGGGTTCCTCGGCGAGCTGGTGTTCTTACGCCTCGTCGGAGGTAACCATGAGAACACCTATGACTTCGACGTTGTCATGCGTAGCGGTATGCGTGTCGATGTGAAGACCAAGATGGTTACGTCCGCCCCACGCCCCCATTACGAATGCTCTATCGCCGCGTCTAACACTAAGCAGGACTGTGACGTGTACGCCTTCGTTCGGGTACACGAGGACATGACCCAAGGTTGGTACTGCGGAGCGATGTTCAAAGACTTGTTCTTTGCAGAAGCCCGCCCTGTCAAGAAGGGCGAGATAGATCACTCAAATGGCTGGGTGGCATCAGCCGATTGCTTCAATGTCAGGATCGCTGACCTGACGCATCAGGCGCCGTCTAGTTCGTTGTCTTATCGGTAAGTGGTAACTTTAATACATGGCTCACAAATACACTTGTGAATGGCTATACCACTTCACCTGTTCAGACTGTAAAAACTGGTGGTCATGGTCTTTGAGCCTGCCCGGACTTCAATATGTTCAAAAAAGCTGGCATTGTCCCCATTGTGGGAAGGTCAACGAGATACAAGATGCGGCGATTCGAGACCATTCGGAATCACCATTTGGTTCTGGGCCAGAAACGCCTGACGAAAACTAGTCGCACATCCCTTACTTGATGGGACAAGCTCCCCCTTCACAATCGTCTATTTCAACTTCGTGGTTGCCATTCGTTTGTGACAACGGAACTGAAAAGTCAATCTTAGAAAGCATCTTTATATATTCTGCCTCAGAAAACTCTTCATATGGGGGCATAGGGAAATTATGATCTGCATGTAACAAAAATGAAACAGACTTAATTGATTTTGTATAGTTATTCTTTAGCCACTCTTTTATCTCCGGAAGTTCGTCTTTCCGGTAATACACCGTGACAGACACACAGTTGTCCGCCCAGTCTGTTTGCATTCGCTTAACCCATTCCAGCTGATCCACAGCAGTCATATCGGCAGCCAAAATGGCACCCTCTGGAGATTGACATGGAAATTCCACCACATAGGAGGTGTGGTCCTCGCGCCCATCTAGCCCAACGTCGTATTGGACATTGTGCCCACGCTTGCGACACGCTTCAACTAAGGGGTCGGTAGAACGAAATCGAACACGGCGAATGTAATACTTAGCGAACCCGGGATGAATTCCCGGCGTAATCCCCGGCAAGAGAGACAATGTGCCCGAAGGTTGAATTGTTGTAATTCGTACCGACTCTGGCAGTCCCATTTTCTCTGACTCTCGCTTATCTAAATCATCCAAATATTCATACATCGTCGGCAACCAAGCCAGCTGCTTCTCAGATGATTGCAATACTCCCGTAATCGATTGTCCAAGCCGAGTATTTTTACTTACGATGTTTGTGGTTTTTTCATAAGGATATTCGAGTTGGGTAACGGCCTTCTGTGTCTTGTATAAGAGATACGAAATCTCACGGAACTCTTTCAGCGATTCAATATTCGGGAGAAAAATCGTCGCCAAATTGCAGCTCTCGCCGTCACCGAGCGCGATCTCAGCGCAGGGGTTAAACCCCTCCACGCTGTTATCTGTCTTTGCCTCTCCGAGCCTTCCAACCCGGCGAGCCAGTTTACGATTAACGAGTCCATATGGTTCCCCACTCCCGTCATACCCATTCCAGAATTCAGGCATGATTTCATCAAATGAATCGGCATAAATTGAATTATTACTGCTAGAGCGCCATGCCGGGATCTTTCCGGTTCCCCAGTTCTTAGCTCTCAGAAACAGCACGTCGTCCGGGTCCCCTATGGCGATCTGTGCAGATCGACGAGATGAACCAGAAACAACAATTCTTCCGATTATGTTACAAATATCTAAAACATCTACGCTACGAAGTTTCTTACCTGCGCGATTATCCATAACACCGCAGATGTCTTTTAATCCGTCGATAAGGGCTGCAGGGCCAGAAGCTGTTCCCCCAAAAGTTTTTAGTTTCGCTCCAAACTCCCTAACCAAAATGGTGGAATAGCTGAAGGATTTACCTGTGTCCAAGTAAGACTTCAACGTAGAGTGAAGCATCCGCGACCATCCCTGTCGCGAATCGGGCACGATAATGTCGGCATCGTTGGTCCGCTCGTGGGTGATTTCCACTCCCACTTTGACTTTGGGAAATTCGTGGATCTTTGCACGTTCAACTGAATAACCAACGCCACCACCCAACATGAGCATGTCGAACAGAAATTCAAAGTCCTCGATAGTTTCGATATTGACGTAGTAACAGTTATTCAAACTTGCACCGTTGAGCTTCTGAACCAGCGGCGTCCCTAGTTGCCACAGTGCGCGACCTGAGAAGGAGCAGCGCAGATTGAACATGTGGTCGAACAGACGTTCGGCCTCCTTCTGCGTGTAGTCAACTCCGATGTCAGCTGCGCCGTTAATGACCCGCTGTAACGTCTCTGGCCATATCTCGATTGTCCCATCGCCTTTTGATCGGCTGTACGTTCGTAGATAGACAACTTCACCCATCCCCCCAAAACCCCATGGGGGCGTCTCTAGGGCGTAACGGTCTACGAATTCTTGGGTTAGCAGGGTCATAATTAGTTCTCTCGGGCTTCTAAACTTGTTCAGCCTTCTGATTGTATCGAATCAGAAATTGCGGAAACTGTCAAATCAATCCTAAGTTTCTAGCCTCATCTATAGAGATGAGTTTCCCCTTAGCATATTTCAAAACTGTAATGGTAATGCCACCCGCTAGCTGACGTTCTTCGGTTATATCTTCTTCAACTAGATGCGTTTGTCCATCTCCATATCCAGAAATATGATCTGGAGAGGAATCGACACCTTCCGGCTTGCAGTTACCTGAAGGGTCACCGCAAACAGGACAGGCAATAGGGGCAGCACGAAGTACCTCAATGTTGTACTCGCCTATGCGTATCGCTTCCGACATGCGTTGCTCATAGGCACTGTCCGGGGGGTAACCAACCATCCCCCAACATTACATCAGGAAGTGGACTCCCACAGGTTGTCCAATCCCCTGACCATCCCCCCGTTGCGGAGAAACTCAACGGCGTATGACAGCCGGAAATGGAACTTGCCCGGTGTCCCCGGTGGGTACCGTTCCTCCAACAGAAGGACCGTGTACTCGAAGGGGTACCCGTCCCACTCGGCGTCGAACAGGTCATACCCGTCAGGGAGACCCGACGAAGAAGGCGGTGGGGCAGGAGTGCTTTGTTCGGGTGCGGGTCCGGGTTCGGGATCGGGCAGGGGAGCTTGGGTCGTCGTAGTAGTAGCTGGAGCAGCCGTCGTAGTCGTGGCCGGTGCGACTGTCGTAGTAGTCGTAGCTGGAGCCACCGTCGTTGTGGTCGCTGGAAGGTTCGAAACCCACACACCGTCTTCGTTGATCTCCATGACAGGTATGGAATACCCGTAGTCACCCATGCAGAGCGACTGCCAGACGGTAAAGGTTGGGGTCATCGGGTTCGCTGCGGCCCAGTAGGGATCGTTGAACCGGCGAATAACCATGTTGGCGTCCAGAATCCATTCGGGGATTAGACCCGAACTGAACATCAACGCTTCGATCTCTGGGTAGTTACCGTTGGCCCAATCGTCAATGGACAGAATCTGCCCGTCGGTCAGACCGCCAGCCCAGTTATCCCACGCCGGGATAGTCCCATCCTCTTGGACGTTTGTGCCCTTGCCTCCGTGGAGTTCTTCGTAGTAGCGGAAGACGATGCCGGGAGGGATCGTGCCGTCAGCTTCCATCGTGGTGATGTGTGCGGCCCACTCGTCGTAAGTCATGTGGATGAACCCGTACTCCGTGGAGCAGGGTGAGTAGATCGCGTCGTGAGTAGCGGTCGCAGGGGTCGCAAACATCAGTAAACCTGCGAGAACGCCTGCCGTCAAAAATGGCAACGTTATTTTTTTCATGTTGATTCCTATGAACGCGCCTTATTAGTCCTGCGGCCTTCTAACGCTTGCCGCAGTCGCGCTTCAACTAGTAGGTGGGCTGTCAGGATACCCCAAATTGCTTGAAGGGCAAACCCTCCCCAAGAGGTTTTGCTAAGCCTCCAGAAGCTCCTAGTAAGGGTTTCTACCCTCTGGGTCCTTATAGCCCATAAGTCCCAAAGGATCACCGTCGCACTAAGAAGGAGCCACCCCATCACCCCCGTCTTTCGTTGCCCCTTCTCCAAGTCGATAGGACCCAGATACCCCTTTACGAAATCGTTAGGGGTCACCCAAATTCCTGAACATTAAATCCATTTTCGGTCAACACACCCATAACCATGTCTATGTCTTGACCCATAATGTCCGGATCGGGGTATTCGGAAATACAGCGAGCGATTGTCGCTGGAATTTTCGCATTCGTAAGGACATCTCCAACGCCCCTCTCGAATCCTAAGGCGTCACCCCACACGACATGCCTGCCCAAAAGGTATTGATATGGCACGCTAACCAATGTCGCCATAGGTGTATTAAAATCATCCATCTCGACATGCGTAGCTGTTAGAACTTCTTCAATTTCCGCACTTTTATCAAGAAATGCCTTGAAGATGTCCTCCCCTTTATGTAGTTCTGGAGTTTTTGATTGAAACCCTTCTGCAACGAGTGTGATTGCATCACATTGCCAAAATTTACGCATCGCTTGTATTGCGTGTTCACATTTTTCTAAACGCGCAGCGGCAGGCTTCTTCATATCCGCCTTAGAACACTGAATTATTAATATCAATTCATCCTCACACCAACCAAAAAAGTTGAAGGGGAGATCCTCGCCCACTCCGAGCTCATCAACGAGATTTTCTTTGGCATGTTGGGCTGCAGTCATTGAAAGAGCCAGCTTGGAATAGGTATCCGGGTAGTTCTCCATTGTTATGTAGACTACACAAGGTACAGACTGACAAAGGACACCCTATTTATGGCTGAAAAGAAAAAACAACCCGCAGCTAAAAAGAAGGCTCCAGCCAAAAAGCCAGCGGCAAAGAAGGCTCCAGCCAAAAAGCCAGCGGCAAAAAAGGCAGCAGCCAAAAAGCCAGCGGCGAAAAAGGCAGCAGCCAAAAAGCCAGCGGCGAAAAAGGCAGCAGCCAGTAAGCCAGCGGCGAAAAAGCCTGCGGCCCAAAAGCCAGCAGCAAAATCTGGAACTCGCG